TTGACGACCGGGGTGGCCGCCGACTCGGTGCGGGTCAGGACCTTGCGCAGCTCGTCGTTCTCCGCCAGCGAACGGATCTCATCGACGGACGCCTGCACATAGTTCGCCAGTGACCGCAGCGCCGCGTTGGTCGCCCGCACCGCAGCCGTCGCATCCGGGTACCCCGGCGACAGGACTGGGGCCACGTCGATCAGCTCGACCGAGTGGAGAGTGCGGCGCGGGAAGTTCTGCTCCGTCACATCCCACTCGTCGCCGCCCGGGTTGCACCGGAACGCGAAGGAGGAATGCCGGATGTCGCCGCGCTGCACCAGTTCCCGCACGTCAGACCGCGACTCGGGTGGCAGCACCTGATAGTCGAGGCCCATGTGGTCGGGCTTGATCCGCAGCGTGCTCGCGGCGGTGGTGCCCAGCACAAAGTTCGGGTCGTGGTTGAACCGGCAGACCACGTCGTTCCAGCCGGCGGCCTTGGCGTCGTCGAACGCATGCGGGGATACCCGCTCCACGAACCCGCCGAGGTTGCGGGACATGCGCGGCATGAACACGGTGGCGTAGCCGCCGATCCACTTCCCGTCCCCGCCCATGTCGCGCATTTCAAGGGGCCAGTTCAGGTCCCGGTAGATCGAGGTGATCCGCAGCTCACGGATTTCCTCGTCCTGCCCGAGACTGTTCTCCCCCAGGCGGATGTTGAACTTCTCCGCCGCAGTCTTGATCTTCCTCATGCCCTTGTCGCCGAAGGGCGACTGGCGTGCCTCAACCAGCGACCGGCGCACATGCGCCGGGTCGTGAATGGGGAAATGCCGCAGGGAACGGGGCAGGGTCCTGTTCTGGGAGTCACGCGTCCCGCCGCTCTCGATGTACGCGAAAGCGGCATCCGGGAGGTCGCTGACCGAAGCGGTGGGATATTCCGCCATCACGATCCACTACCTTTCTTAGCTTGGGCCGTGCCAACGACCATCTGATGGACTGCCACCATCGGCGGCTATGATCACTTCGCGCGGCTCGAAGCGGGAAAAGCTAGTGCCGGCTGCCGTTCAGCAGCACGGGGTGATCCTCGGGGCTGAACTCTGCACGCATCCCGCGCAGGATCGTGAGCGCCTGGGCGGCCTGCCCGTTCAGCCGGGAGCTTTCCTGTTCCTCCGCGGGGGCGGCTGGGCTGGCGCGCCGCAGCTCCTCCGCTGACGGCAGATCCTTCACCAGCTGATCCAGGGAGCCCTTGATGCGGGCCATCTTCGCCTTGGCGGTGCGTTCCTCACACTCGTCCCCGTCGAGGCAGCCTGCGTGCTGCGCGGCGGCGAGCCAGCTGACCGCGCGTTCCCGGTCAGTCCTGGTGGCCCGCTGATGCCGTGGCCCGAAGAACTGCGCGTCCAGCGGCTCAGCTGGGTGACCGTCAGCGCCGGACGCGTTTTCCTCACCCCCGCGCGTGGCGCGCGCCTGGGTGAGGAGCCGCGCCAGGTACTGCTCGGCGTCCATCGTGACCGGTGGGGGCGCCGGCTCACCTGGCTGCGCCCCTTCCCGGGGTGGGTGCCAGGCCCTGCTTGCTCAGGTACTGCAGCAGCTCGGACACCATCGCCGCCTCGATGACCACCTCAGACAGCATCGTCTTCGGGATCGCCCGGGTGGTCGCCGCCATCCGGACCAGCATGTCAAGCGGGATGTTCTCCGTGCCCACACCATGCGGCAGCGCCGGCAGGTCCTCGATCTCCCGGATCTCATCGATAGGCCGCAGCCCGATCCGCCGCTGGATCTCATAAATCTGGGTGCGGGTCTTCAGATCGGTCTTCAGCAGCGCATCAGTGTTGAACCGGACGAACTGCGGCTTAGGCAGCAGCGCAGAAAACAGGTGCTCCATCCGCACCAGCCACGGCCGCAGCGTGTCCGTGATCAGGGAGATGTTCTCTTCCTGCACATTCGCATACGTCAGGCTGTCGCCCTTCATCCCGCCGACCTTCGTCGGCGGGACCCCGTACACCGCGGCCACCTGCGTCGCGTTCAGCTGCATGGCCTGCACGAACGCCGCCTCGTTCGGCGGCACCACAACCGGCTTATAGTCCCAGTCCTTGCCATACACCAGAGGCTCATGCAGCCGCAGCGTGTCAGTCAGCCGGCGGCGGATCTCCCGCGCCTGCGTCTCATCGACCTCTTCGGCGATGTTCTGGAACGTGCCCGGCGGGAACCCGCCGTTCTTGAACCACGTCGCCGAGTAGTACAGCGCATCCAGGCCCTGGTCGAACAGGGCGGAGAACGCCCGCATCGGGGAGATGGCCTCCAGCCGGCCCGGGATGACAAACGCCCGCACCTGCACCAGCTCATTGCGGTCCATGAGCTGCCCGTTGTAGTACACGCGGGCACGCAGCGGGTTGTACGGCTGATCCGGGTCGTCCTGCACGCTCACCCGGTCAGTGGGCAGCCACTCGACGGTCTGCGGGTAGCCCAGCCCATTCGGTGATGTCACCCCCGTCCGGGAGGAAATGAGACCCCACGCGTTCCCGTTGAGCAGCGCCGACGACAGGCACTGAAACATCCAGTCATACAGGGTGGTGTTCACGTCAGCGGACGGGTTGTCCAGCAGCTGGCTGCCGTTCAGCTTCGTGACCGTGGTGTCGCTGTTCTTGCGGTACACGTCCAGGGGCAGCGATGCCACCGCGTCAGCTATATAGCGGACACAGGCATAGACCGCAGCGAGGCCGGTGATCTTGTCGACGCCCTCAACCTGGCGGCTTGGATGTACGGGGCTAAACCGCCAATGTTAAAAACTTCCAGTAAGGGTTACGCCACGGTTGCCAGGGCATTCCGCCTATCGTCCTGTATTCCGTGTTAATGCGATCCAAAAGTCCCATTGGCCAGCCTCACCCCCTTAGGTCACACTGGCGCGATGCGCCAGCCCATGAATCTCTCAGAGCATTTCCAGTTGCAGCCGCTCGATGGGCAGGGACACCCACGCCGTGCCGGCGAGGAAGCCCACTATCTGGCCGACTGTGATGTCCACGGCGATCCGCACACCAGGCCGGCAGCAGCCTTCCCGGTAGCCGTGCACGACCAGCACGCCACCCAGCCGAAGCAGAGGCAGCACGCCGACGATGTCGGCCATGACAGCGAGCCTGCGCGGGTCGCCGTACAGGAAGACCACATCGAAGGACCGTTCCGGCAGGTCGCTGAGCGCCTCGGGGCTGTCGTGCGGGTCGATGCGGATCAGGCTGGCTGCGCTGTCCTCGCAGGCGCGCGCCCAGTAGCCCGGGCCGACGATGAGTGCCTGCTGGCCTTTGGCCAGGCTGGCGAGCAGCTCCATTTCCTCGGCGATGATGGGCCGGGTCAGGTGCACGGACTCCCAGCCGCGGTCGAAGTCCAGTGCGGCGCCGATCTCACCGACGGCCCGTCCCTCAATGCGGCGCTGACGCTGAGCGGTCACCGTTTCTCGATGCCGTGCTCGTCTTTGCCGTACTGTTCCTGGAGCTGCCGCATCTCCTCTTCGACTTCGAGCTGGCGGACTCTTTTCTCCAGTTCGTCTAGCCGCTGCCGCAGCGTCAGTGGCAGCGGTGACTTGCCGCTCATGTCTTCTTCTTCTTGCCGAACGGCTTGGCTGCGCCGGCGAAGGCCCCGCTGCTCTTGCCGTCACTGTCGTCACTGTCGTCGTCTGGCTTGCCGTTGCCGTCGTCGTCGCCGTCGTCGTCACGTTTCGCGGAGTCAGCGCTGCCGCCCTGCCATTCCTTGGGCAGCGACCCGGCCCAGCCCTTGCTCTTAGCAATCCGGATGATATTGGCCTTGATCTGGTCGGTGCTGTAGTTGTCCGACCCGGCGCGGCCGAGAGAGTGCGCGGCCGCAGCCACGTCTTCCGGTTTATTGATGGGGAAGCTGGTGCCCTTGCCCGCGAAGGAGCCCTTCCCCATGGACTTGCGTTCCTTCATGGAGACGTCGCGGCGCGCCTCGGCGCCGAAGTCAGCCCAGTTCCCGCGGGACTCGGGTTCCCACGAGCTCACGGTGCTCCACGTAGCCATGAGAGTCTCCTTGAATGAGCTACCGAGTGCGTCTAAGTTGTACTCAGGTGCCCGTCTAATGCCCTTACGGCACAGCCAAAGGAACGACGGCGGGCACCGCCTACGAAACCCGGGCCAGCTCGGCCCGCAAGTGGGCGTTCTCGGCCATCACGTCTTCCAGGCGCGGCTGGTTGAGTGGGGTGCCGCGGGCTGAGCGCCAGCCGGTGCGAATGGCCACGGCACCCCACGCGCCGGCGAAGAACAGAACCTGGAATGTCTTGCCGATGAGCCAGCCGATGCCGAACAGCAGCCCGGCGATGACGCCCAGCACGACCCGCAGGGGCTGCACCTGGTGGGCCTGCTCGGAGATCAGGTCGACGTTGTACCGGTCGGCCAGGGTGGGCTTGCGCTGTGCGGCGTGGATAGTCACCAGTCCTCCTCTGAGCTGGGCGGCGCCACGCCCTTCAGCAGTTTCCCGGTGGCCTGCGGGATGTGCGGCGGCGTTGCAGGCATATCAGTAATGGCGAACCAGGCGAGCGGCATCTGATGCTCCTGCTCGTCCTTGCTGTGCGCCCACCGGTCGTCGAGTGGCCGCCACTGCGCTATGCGCGAGTCTCTCTCTTGCGGAGTCATGCCGCCTCCCGTAGCGCTCAGCCGATTGACTTCAGAACGTCATAACCGCGGCCAAATTTGTGCGCGCCCCAGGCAGCGAGGGTGGCGGCGCACAGTGGGCTGATGTCCACGGTCGTTGCCTTGCGAGCCCAGGCGTACTGGCCGTCGCCGATCTCGCGGCGGACCGCGCCGGCGACAGCGGCGCGCATGTCGGGCTGCCCCATGTGCACCAGCTTGCGTTCAGAGCACAGTGTGTAGAACTGGCCGAACGCCTGCCCGACGTCGCGGGTGTTCGGGGTGGTGATCTCCAGGCCCGCCTTCTCGGCTTCGACGAGGAGTGAGGCGGCGGGTGACAGCGGGTCGATGATCATGGCGGCGAGGCGGACCTTGCCGGCCAGATCCTTCAGCCGGGGTATGACCCAGGACACGCCGGCGCGATGGTCCTCACGCATGGTCCCGTCGGGCATCTTGGCGATGGGCCGTTCGACGAGGATGCGGCCGTCGGGGAGGATCCCCGCGAGGACGATGCAGGACGCGGACTGGTCGGGTGTGACGTCGGCGGCAATCGCGACGCGCTTAGGCCGCGGGGGGGGCATGACGGTGCCGCCAGTGTTCCCGCAGGCAGATCCAGAGGGCGCGGAGCGGCGGGTATGGCAGCACGATCTGCTCGTCAGTCATTCTCCGGCTCCCGCCACTGGCAACTGTCCCACACCTGCTCTGGTATTACCGCCCAGCCCATTTCGTCGGTGGGCCAGTCGCCGACGCCGAGGCGTTCCCGCTCGAACTCGGCGGGTGACATCTTGACGTGCTCACGCTGGACATGCTCTACCGAGATGCGGATGCCCAGGCCCGGGTTGGCCCGGGCCCACGAGCGCACGTCCGCCGGGTTGTCGTGCTCGGTGCAGTCGTGACGGCACATGTCGTGATGCTTGGCGATCGACCATTCCAGCCAGGTCAGCGAGTTGTCGGTGCCGTTGATCCCGCGGTTACGCACCCGGTTGAGCTGCGTGGACTCCTTGTAGCCGGCGCTTGCGGTGTACCACACCTGCGGGTTGGCTACCGCGGACAGGGTAGGCAGCGACGCGCCGACTTCCTCGTCGGACAGGATCATCGACTCGTCGTAGTACAGGCATTCGCAGGTGAACGCCCGGCCCGATCCGCGGCTGCGGGCCAGGAAACGCAGCCGCGGCGCCACGGACCGGCGGATCTGCGTGCCTTTCGGGCCGAAGATCAGTGTTGGGCTGGGCCGCAGTTCGATGGCCTCGTCACCGTGGCTGGTGCGGATACCGTTCCTCGGCCTGACTCTGCTCATCAGCCAGCCCTGCGCCTCGATGACATCACGCATGCGGCGGAAGTGCTCGTTGGCGGCCTTGAACTCGTGGGCCGTGTGGATCTGCAGTGACTCACCGAAGAGGAACAGGCCAGCTAGCTGGCGGGCCTGCAGCACTGCATTTTTCCCGTTCTGCCGGCTGACCAGCAGCCCGACCTCGAACGCGCTCCAGCGCCCGTCATCGGTGGTGCCCATGGCCTGCTCCAGGGTCCACCGCTGCCAGTCGTCGAGTATCAGCCCAGCCTGCTGGGCCAGGTCGACGGCCTCGCGGCCAGCTTCCTGGCTGACCGACGCTGGCACCCAGGACAGCCGGGGCCGCTGATGGCCGATGACTTCGGGTGCTTCAGCAGTGAGGACAGACATTGCGGCTCCTGTCCTGTATCATTCAGTTAACCCCGCTCATAGGCGGCGCTATCTGCAGTCGGGTAACGGCGGGGGGCGGCGGTGCCTGCGATGGTTGTTACGATCGCCATAGATCCGGCGCGGGCACCGCTCTATCCGTCAGCCGTCACCCATGGTGTTCTCCTCGTGAATCCGGTGCACATGCATGTCTGACCGCACGACCTCATCGACTGTGTGGCCCGTCTCCATGCTGTGCATCGCTGCCTGGTTGAGCACAGCGGCCTGGGTGGGCTCAGGGTAGGGGCCGGCGGCCATGTCGAAGTCACCGTGGGTGCAGTGCGCTTCGCAGGTACTGGTCTTGTCGATCTTGATCGCGTGCATCAGCTGTCCCTTGGCGCCAGGGCGGTCAGCGTGTGCAGGGTCTGGGCACAGTGGCCTACATCAGGTATGCCGGCGGGAGTTTCTCGACGGCAATGTCCCAGGCGGGCAGTACCGCTGCCCCGCACTGGCTGTGATCGTGCTCTACGTCAGGCAGATGCCCCGGCGTCCAGTGCCGGTGGCCTTTATCGTCGAGATGATAGGCGAAGATCCGCACAATAGGGCCAGAGGGCTCAGCCCAGAATTCACACCGGTAAATCTGTGTCAGTGGCAGATCGTTTTCCGACAGCCATCTGGTGCGGGCCTCGCGCATCCGCTCATTCGCGAACCAGTCGCTTTGCCGGACATCCCAGAATCCCACGTATGTCATTGCGGCTCCTGCCGTCCCCCATTTGGTTCCACGTGCGGGGTGACTGGGAGTTCTGGCAGCGGGTCCCGGCTGAAGGCAGCCATTGCCGCGCTCATCGAGCCGTAGTCGGTGGCGAAGTTGGCGTAAATGGAATAGATCAGGGTGATGAGAATCCCAGCCTTTAGCCACAGGCCAGGAGCGAAAATAAAGAGCAGGATAACGGCCGGGAAGTTAATCAGCCAGTAGAGGACACCGTAATAGTGCACCCTGTACTGGGTGTGCGGGTTTGTCTCCAGATCCTTGATGACAAATTTCAGCCAGCTCGCCCCGCCGCGCGCCTCGACCTGCCGGTGCACGCCGCTGACCTGCCGGCGCAGATGCTGGATCTCCATATGCAGTGACTCAAGCTGGGCGTGAAGCTCGTCGTCGGTCACCGCCGCTCCCGGGGCTAGAGCATCCAGTGAGGGTGGGCCAGGGTCCAGTGGACCGTGCGCTGCAGCGACTCAGCGAACGGCACCGGTGGCTTCCACCCTGCTGCGGTCAGCTTAGCTGGGTCCAGCCCGTAGTGGGCGTCGTGACCTGGCCGGGCGGAGTGGAAGTCGACCAGTTTGTAGCCGAGTGGCTTGCGCATGATCTCGGAGATCATCCCGGCCAGCGTCAGGTTGTCGATGCGGTCGGGGCCGACCACGTTCCAGCGGTCCGGGCGTTCCGCGGTGCGCTTCCCGCGGGCCGCGTGGGCCGGGAACAGAGGCGGGGGGCCAGAGCGCAGCAGGAACACCAGCGCGTCAGCCAGATTGCGGGCATGCAGGTAATGCCGGGTGCCGATATCGCCGGGCCGGCCATGAACCGGGAGCGTGGCGCCCTCAGCAACGGACTTGATGACCTTGGGCACGAATTTCTCCGGGTCCTGCCGTTCCCCGATAAGATTCATGCAGTTCACAATGGTCAGCGGTATACCGTAGGTGCGCCAGTAGCTGAAGGCGATTGCTTCCTGGCACGCTTTCGACGCCGAATAGGGATTAGATGGCAGAATGGGCGCCCACTCCGGGTGCGGGATAGGCTCGCCATTGTTGCCGAGTGGCTCTGGGCCGTATACTTCATCCGTGGAAATGACGATCACATGCTGTGGCCGGGCTTCCCGGCAGAATTCCAGCGTATTCAGGATCACATCGACATTGTTGCGGGCGAAGGGCACTGGGTCGCTGATCGACCGGTCCACATGCGACTCGCTGGCCACCGCCAGCACGTAGTCGATCTTGCCCATGCGGTGCATGGCCTGCACACTGAACGGCGCCGTCAGATCGTGGGTGAGGATGCTGACCCGGCTGGGCCAGCAGGCGTGGGTGGCCAGCACCTCGCTGATCCGGTCGGTCTTCCCCTTGTGCCGGAAGCTGTCGGTGCCCACGATGTCCCAGTCGGTGGTGGACAGCAGATGCTCAAGAATATGAGCGCCCCCAAATCCACCCGCACCGGTTAGTAGGCACCTGGCCACGGCGTGTCGTCCTCTCTCGCGCAGCGAACGGGGCCCTGCCTGTTTCCGGGCAGCGTTGACTTACCGCGGATTCTACATGGAAATCTCAAGCGTGTAACTTACCTGTGGACTCCACGTATACATGCCAGAGCCGGCGCGCCTCGGCGCATACCAGCGTGGTGCAGCCGTGCTCGAAGACGTGCGCGTTGTAGTGGGCGCGGGCGGCCTCAGCCTGGCTGGCGGTCATGGGCGTCAGGTGCGGGCAGGTCGGTGAGCCGCTTCTCGCGGCGGGCCCGGACTTCGTCGAGCGGGTCGGACGTCTGCTGGGCTGGTGCCAGCTCAAACAGCGTCAGCAGGCACATGCGGATTTCGCGGGTGAGGCTGGCTGCGTCGCGGGCTGAGACGCCGGCGTCGATGCGGCGGCAGAGCATGAGGTAGGTCTCGGCGACGGCGGAGCGCCGGTACTGGTCGGGGAGGGTGGCGAGGTCGCGCCGGGCGGCGGCTTCGGCGTTCAGTTTCCTCCGGCGTGGTGCCATGGCGTAATCGTAGGGCATCTTGCAGCCAGGCCGATACGGGGGGATACTTGCTGATCTGGAGGTGTCTCTTGGCTAAGCAGATGAGCCGGTTCACGATCCCCGCGGACCGGGAGTTGCATGCTTTCGTCTTCCGCGGGCCAGTGCTGCACGCGGTGCCCGACGGCACCGAGGGGGTGATCTTCTGGGCTGAGACCGGGACCGATGATCCGGTCTACCTGGACGCGGAGCGGGTCTTCACCCTGGTGTGCGACGGCGACGAGATCCCGGAGCAGGGTTCCTGGGCCAGCAGCTGCCTGAATACGCTGGGCGCCGCCTGGCACATGTACGAGATTGAGGAGAAGGCCCCTGACCCGCAGCCGGAGATCCCGCAGCCCTCTGCTACTGAGACGGGTGGCTGGACCTCGGGCGGGATGAGCCTGACCAGCTCGGCGGTTTACGGCTGGCCGCCCGGAGGCTCTGGGGGAGGTTACTCAACTGGCGGGTATATCCATCCGGCCAGCGTCACTGTGACCTCATCGACGACGGCACCGGGGGAGTACATGCTCTGCCCGCACTGCCGCTACGTTTACCCGGCCGCCGCAGCGTACGCAGCGTGCCCAGGGTGCTCAAAGCCGTCTTTCCCAGGTGGCGCAGGTACTGCGGAGTCCATGGAATGATCAGCACGCTCACGTTCGCGGGCAGTTTGGTGATCGGGCTGATCATGCAGCTGCTGGCTGGGCGGATGGCTGAGCGGCGGGCGGGGTTCGGTGAACTGTGGTATGGGCTGATGACCGTTGTGGCGGTGGCCATATCGGCGGTTGAGCTGGCCCGCCGGGACTGGCTGGTCTCGGTGTTCCTGGCTGTGTGTGCGCTGGCCAACGGCTGGATGTGGTGGCAGTATCATAAGCGGCGGCGGCGGAAGCGGCGGGTGCTGGCCCTGATGGGCGCGAAGTCGCGGGCGCTGATCGGCAGGCTTGTCCTGCGTCAGCGTGAGGCTGTACAGCCACACTAGTTGAGGCTGCTGATACGTGATACACTGAGAGTGCTGAGTGTTGTGTGTGAGCTACACGCTGCCGTTTCTCTTCCAGTTCCGGCGCGTGGGGGCACCATGTGACACCAGCCCCGGTGATGGGCGTCAAAACCGGGAGGGGCCAACCACCG